TGCAGCGATTGCGTGATGCCGGTATAAATCCGCACGAGGTTTCCGGCTCTCCCGGTTCAGGTACATCCATGCAAGGTTCAATGAGTGTCCCTGATTACCAAAATCCTGTTGATCCTCTTGCTAACTCTCTGCCTGCTGCTATGCAACAAGCGTTTGAGATTTACAAGCAAAAGAAGATGTTGGACAATAACACTGATTTGGTGAAGTCTCAGATCCAGAAAAACACGGCTGAAGCAGCCAAGACAAATTATCAGGTCGCTAACATTATGCCTTTTCAGTCTGAATATGAAAAAAATCGTCAGAAGATCCCTTTGTACCAGATTGGTGCTTACAAGCTTCAGAACCAGAAGCTAATGAACGAGATTTCAATGTTCAGCATGCAGAAGGAAAAATATCAGCTTGGTCTTGACTTGCTCAAATTAGAAAAGCAGTATCAGGAAGAGTATTACAAATATCGTAACATGTCGGTAAAATACCAGGCTTTCGGTCACAAATATGATTCAGGTATGAAAAAGTTGGATTTGCACAATTACCAGAGTTTTGGTATTCGTCCGCAAGACCCTTACTATATGCGTATTGGTACTAATATTGTTGATACTGTCAAGAGTAAAGGTCTTAAAGGTGCCTGGAATGATTTCAAAGATTTCCTTTTCGGTGATGATGAAAACTAACCCTTTAAATTCAATATTATGGACAAAATGGATCAATTACAAGATTTGAAGCAAATGCAGCAGGACATGGCCGCCGCTTTGCGTTTGCAGCGTTTCCTCGAGCAGTCTACAATGACTCAGAAACAATCTCTTGAGAATTTGCGTGAGTGGTTTTTTAACTGTCTCAAGCGTGAGGTTTCATCTCGTCTCGCGGAAGTTGAGGCTATTTTTACGTCGGCTAACGTTTTTGAAGATGTTGAAATGTGTAATGACATTCTTGGCTATCTTCGCGACACTTCCGATGAGCTTCATGAGTACCTTAATTCTCTCATTGCTGAGTATGGAAAGGAGGAGCAAGATGAGATTTCGTAGAAGAAGAGCCCGCCGGATCCGCCGTAGATCCCGCCGCATGCGCCGCGGTCGCCGTCATTATTACATTTCCCGTGGCGGTCTTAGAATGTAGAACTAAAAACACATAGTTATGAGAAATTTGTTTAATTCTATTATGTTGCCCAAGATTCGCCGGAATTCGTTTCCGTTGTCTTTTAGCAATGATTTTGATACCGACTTTGGTTTGATCACTCCTACGATGATGATGGAAGTTCTTCCCGGTGAGATTTGGCAGATGTCGAATGAGAGTTTTGTCAGGTCTCAGCCCTTACGCGCTCCTGCCTTCACCTCTTCCGATGTTTCTTATCACTGGTTTTTCGTTCCTAATCGTCTCATTTATGAGGATTGGTCTAAGTTCATCACTCGCGGTGATAACGGAGACACTGACTATGACAAGCCGTATTGCACGATTGATCAAATGGCTGATGTCTATGATTCTGACTCGAATTTTAAATTCGTGACTCCTGGATCTCTTTTTGACTTCCTCAATTTTCCCACTTTTAATGATCCTCAGACCATCTCCCAGCAGACTTCCGCAGCTTCTGACTATAAAGTCGACATGATGCCTTTCAACGTCTACAATCTCGTTTACAATGAGTATTTCCGTGACGAGAATTTGCAGCCCGAGGTTTTCATCTGGAATAAGTCAGGTATGATTGCTAATAGAGATGCTTTTGATGAATACTCTGCCCAGATCGCTGATGATTGGGATCAAAACGCTTCGATTTTTGTACAGCCTTGGCACCTCCGCCACCGTGCATGGCGTAAGGATTATTTCACTTCTGCCTTGCCTTTTGTTCAGAAAGGAACTCCGATTTCCTTGGCTGGTACCATTGCCGGACAACCTTCCATTCCGGTTAACTTTCAGTTGTCTGAATGGCAGATTGGTGATCCCGATAGTTGGTTTCTCGGGCTTGACGCCTCCGGCGGCGGTGTCACTCAGCCTTTGCATGCATCTTCGCGTACAAGTGTAGAACAGCCTTCTGGCAATTATCACTATCATGATTTTGGCAATGTAGATGATCGGTCGGCTTTTGCCTTTATTTCTTTGCCTGAACTTCAAACCTCCGTTATGACCATTTCGGATTTGCGTGTCGCTCTTGCTCTCCAGCAATGGTTTGAGCTGAACGCTCGTACAGGCTCTTCCAGGTACTTTGAGTATTTGCTCGGTCATTTTGGTGTTCGCGACCGTGACTCCCGTCTGCAGCGTCCTGAGTATATCGGCGGTTACAGCCATTCCATCCAGATCAGTGAGGTAGAGCAGAACAGCTCAACGGATGATGTCACCCCGCAAGGTAACCTTGCTGGCCGTGGTCTTGGCTTTTCTGCAAACAAGCCGCTCCGCTATCGTTGCCCGGAATTCGGTTGGATCATGTGTGTACAGTCCATCCGTCCGCGTGCAGTGTATTGGCAAGGATGGCCGCGCAAGTACCAGCGTTGGGATGCTTTCGACTACTATGATCAAAAGTTCGACCACCTTTCCGAACAGGCCATCAAACAGTCGGAAATCTTCTTCTCTCCTACGATTGAGCCGTTGTCTAAGGATGACCCCGACTTTGGTTTTACTCCCCGGTTTTCTGAGTACCGGACAGCACTAAATGAGCTCCACGGAAATTTCCGCTCAGATCTTCAGTATTGGGTTTCTCCGCGCAAGTTCAAATTTGCCCCGCAATTGAATTCTGACTTCATTTCAATCGACGGTTATCCGCAGTATCTCTATGAAATGTTTGCTTATCCTGGTACCAATGCCAATCCTGCCCCGCATTTTGTCTGCCATATCGTGAATCACGTTAAGGCAATCCGTCCCATGTCTAAATTTGCAACCCCTTATTTGTAAGCTATGGCAAAATTTGTTGTAAATGTATATGATGGTTATGAGGTAGACCGTCAGCTTTCTCTTGATTTTTCCGATACCACCCAGGGCGCAAGTGATAGTGTCCGCACCATTTTGGAGCGCTTCGCGCGTGAAGGTGTCCAGTCCGTCAATTCAGACAATCGCGCCGCTTACGCGGCGCAGTTCTCCGATGACGAACCGTTGGACTCGAAAACTGTTGACACGATGTTGGAAATGGATGATCTCTCTAACATGGATGAAATGGAGGTCCAGGACTATATGAACCAAAATTCGCAGTTCATGTCCGCAGATGAATTTAACAATTTGGCTACTAAAAATCCAGATCCAGCCGTTCATTCCAGGACTGACGATCCGCCCGGCCAATCTACGCAACCTACTGAAAATTAGCTCTTTGCATTAGCAAGGCATTGGTTAATAGTTTTGATTTTGT